AAACGCGTTCAGCCGGCTGAACAATTTATTAACCTGCGCCGCGCAAATTAACACGACAAATGAAAGGCGAACAAATGGCAACAATCGAAGACCTGAGAAAATACCAAACAGAACTGAAAGCCAAGTTTGGATCAGATACCTACGTGGCCTACGCGAACATCAGCTACTCGCAAATGTCGATTGCGAGGCATTACGGCAGCGCAAACATTCAAGGCAAACACTACGTCTACAACCCAGTCGATGATTCGCTGATTCGAGAGGATGTGGTGAAGTGGGTGGCGAAGCGAAAGAAGGCTAAGAAATGACAAAACCAGAATCGGACCTTGCTGACTTTTTAGGAAAAGCAATCTTGCTGCACTTGGCAATTAAAGAACTTACCAGCGAACTTACGGTGGAAATCTGCCAGAACTGCCCACGGTTAGTGCTGATGGTTCTTTTGGACCTGGAACGGCGAGCGGAAGAAATTGTTGAGGCGATAAAATCGACGAACAACGGCTAGCGGGTGTGTGGCCGAAAGACCGCGTGTGGGCGTTTCGGATTAACCATCGCAGCACGCAGAGCTAGCCAGAGTGCCGCCGGCCTGGAGACGGGCCGGTGGTTTTTACTGACAACCATCACGAACGGAAATGCCAGGATGAAATACTTTTTTTATGAATGCGACGCCTGCGGCAATCAGTTGCGTTTGTCGTTTGAATTGACGGGTGCCAGTGAGGAGAAATCCGAAACAGGGAAATTAGCCCAAGAACAACTCAGCGAAATGCAATCGCGTGTTGAAATGTTGGATGTGGAAGTCCGAAGCGTCTTGGGAGAATTGGATCACCTCGCAGAAGTTTGGGGCGATGAAGGCGTTTTTCGTCGGTGTCGCGACAGGTTGCGGAAAGTGTTGGACCAAGCAGCAAAGCTGTAACAAAAAAACACTGGTTTTTATTACAAAGAATCCCCCCCATCACGAACGGAGATAGAGATGGACCCAAAAGACGACTGCAAAATGTTTAATCTAAAACAGGTGTCGCACATAGTCGATAAGCACAGACACACGATAAAAAGATGGGTTCAAATTGGCGACTTTCCCAGTCCTAAACGCATTGGAAAGGATGAAGACTATTGGTTTGGTTGGCAGTTACGACAGTGGATATACGAAGAAAACTGTACAGTTTCGGCGATTCAGGTCGAATCAGAGAAATCGAACGACTAAGCGAACAACCCTGGCGAATAGAGTTTGAAAAACAACTCTCTGCACAGGGGAATCGCTTTGGTTACCAACGGCAAGATTCGGCATATCGGACCAAACTCCACGGCAATATCGTTTGATAACGCCAAAAGCGGGTTTGAACAGTGGTTTCTTTTGCGTTCGGATGTCCACCATGACAACCCAAAATGCGACTGGAAGCTGGAGAAAAAGCACCTAGACCAAGCAGTTGAACGCAATGCTTGGATTATCGACAATGGCGATTTGTTCTGCGCGATGCAAGGCAAGTGGGATAAACGCAGCTCGAAAGACTCGATCCGAGAAGAACACTTGCAGGGCAATTACCTGGACTCCTTGGTAAATACTGCTGCAGAGTTCTACAAGCCATACGCCAAGCACTTCTTGCTTCTTGGACGCGGCAACCACGAGACTGCAATTCGAGGCCGACACGAAACTGACTTGACCGACAGGCTTGCTCACGAAATGAAGCGGCAAGGATCGCAGGTGCTTTCTGGTGGTTATGGTGGATGGATTCGATTCTTGTTCTCTCGCGGTGGTGGCAACCGTTCCTCCAAGGTTCTTTATCACTTTCACGGTACAGGTGGGGGTGGGCCAGTGACTCGCGGAACCATCCAGACGAATCGAATCGCTGTCTTTACACCCGACGCTGATATTGTACTGACGGGGCACACTCACGATTCTTGGATGATGCCAATTCAGCGGCAAAGAATCAGCGATATGGGAGTTATCTATCACGACGAACAATATCACGTTCGCGTTGCTGGATACAAAGACGCATGGGGTGACGGATCGCACGGCTGGGAAGTTGAAAAGATGCTTGGTCCAAAGCCAAAGGACGCGGCTTGGTTGCGGTTCTATCGTGAAAGCGATGCGATTCGTTTTGAACTGATGAGGGCGACATGAGCCGCATCCGCAAGGGCGACATCGTTCAGCTTTCCTTCCGCGATCACGCTGAAGGCACGGACCATTTTGAGTTTACCACCTACGGACGCGTTCAAAGTCAGACCAAGCTGGCGATCACGCTTTGCTGCTGGCAGTACGCAGACACCAAAAAGCCTGTTTACGCGGAAGATGCGAATGTGATTGTCCACACGATCTTAAAATCAACGATAACTCGAATACAAAAGTTGGTTGTCGAATAAAAAATTCGCGTACAGTTTTGTCGGTTTTGGGCGAATTGGAATAAACAGCCGATTAGCCAGTAACCCCCTAAGGATAGTCTTACAGTTAACCGAATATCCAGTATTCACTGCGGAGTAAATCCCATGCCATTGATTGTCAAGACTCTTATAACCTCGCGAAGATTTTGGGCGGCGGCGGCGGTTGTCGCTGTGCCAGTTCTAAATGAGAAGTTCGGATGGGGACTTTCTGAGGAAGTCTTTGTGACAAGTGCCATTGCTGTCGTTGGCTGGATTCTTGGTGAATCGCTCAGAAGTAGCGAAGGACCGAAGCTAAGTGCTTAGGCTGCGCATGCGACTCGCTGCACGCGAGATCGCTCGGCAAGCATGGGTCAAGTCGCATGGACGGGGCGATGATGCTCGTTTGTTGTTCGAATCGAACGAACGGATTCAGAAGTTTTCACCGGCGACGATCCTGCTGATGTTGCAACTTGCAATGGCACTTTGGCAATGGTGGAAAGATCGTGGCATTGACGAGCCAAGTGCGGTTGCCTCAATCGATGAGCCTGTTAATTGGAGCGATGACGATGAGTGAGTACGACATAATCACAAACACGCAGCCATTCGCTGAGGATCTTGGTTTGGAATGCACCAACACGAACGAAATTAAAACGGTGCGTGTTGAATGGGATGGGGATGGCACTTCGGTTGAAGATTTTCAGACTAAAAACATCAAGCAACCTTTACCAGTTGATTATCAATTATTTGGATTTTTCGATGAGTGATAAGCAAGTCAACTGGCTACCCTGGATCGCTATTGCAGCACTCGGCTACATGCTTTGGACCACCGACCGTGCGCCAATTGATCCGGTTGTTCCAGTGCCTGTCTTAGCATCTCCAAGCAAGACACTGGACGCTTGCTACCTTGCCGACAGATCGAGCAAGCTGGAGGTTCTGAAGTCAGTTGCAGCGATGACAGGAGCCACTGACGAACAAAGGTTAAAGCAGTTTAACGACCTGAGTTCTGCGAATCGAGTCAAGGACTTTCAGCCTTACATCGACATCGTTTCTGTCGCTTTAGTCGAAGATAAACTTGGCGAACTTATTTCCAAACTTCAGGCAAAGAAATAGGTAAGCAAATGAGCGAATCAGGCTATTTAATCGAACAAGAGGACAGGGACTTTCTAGCGTCTTTGCCAGTTCAGGATTTGCTTTTCTCAGCGGGCGACTATCAAGAAATTCGACTTGACCCTCGCAAGCTAATTCGAATCGAGTCGCAAGACCAGCAAGGCGCATGTGCCGGGCATTCGCTATCGTCAATCCTCGAATGGTGTTACACGGTTGCAACCGGTGGCGAGATTATTCAGTATTCGCGTGCTATGGCTTACTACGAGGCACAACGCATCAGCGGTATTCGAGGCGATAGCGGAAGCACAATCTCGGCTGGAGTTAAGTTGGGAATGGGGACAGGGCTTTGCATCGAAGAGCTTTGGAAGTATCCAGCAAGGTACGACAACACAAGACCGGCGAACTACCAAGCAGTCCTAGACAACGCAAGCAAGCACAAAGTCGGATCGGCTACTAAGATTACGACGTACGAAGGCTACAGGGTTTTCCTTGGTGCTGGTTTGGGTGGTGTTCACAACGGCATCGCTTGGGGCAACGGAATGAACCGGGCAGTTGTTGAGAGCTTTTCCCCAGGAGGTGGCGGGCATGCGATAGCGGGTTTGTGCCTTAGTGAACGAACTGATACGCAGGGCCGCCCGTACGTTTGGATTGCCAACTCCTGGGGTTTGCAGTTTGGTTCGAGAGATGTTCCAGGTTGGCAGGAGTGGAGTCCTAACGCAATTTCAGAGATGCTGCGTCACCAATGGACTGAGATGGTTGGATTGTCCGACATGGCAGTTCCAAAGCCTCGCAAGTTCAGCGTGGACGAATGGAAAGAAAGGCTGAGGTCATGAAACAAATGCCATTCATACTCCTAGTGCTTGGTGCGGTCGCACTTCTCGGACTCAATCACGAGTACCAAGCAATCAAAGCACGACTCGCAATCACACAAGCCAAGATTGATGCACTGGCAGACGAAACAAACGCAACGGTCGAGATCCTTGGTGCTGCGATTAACGATCTTCGCGAGCTGTTTGCGAAGTTATCGTCTGACGATAAACCGTCTTTAGATCAGTATAAACCAACCATCAAGCCGCGCATCGTCATGCACAGCGGTGAAGGTTGCGCGCCTTGCGAAAAGTGGAAAAAGGAAGCGAAGCAAGTCTGGGAAGATATTGGCTGGCAGGTCGATGTCGTTGAAGAAACGCAATCAACCCGATTCTGGCCTTGGTTCGAAGTCTACGACACTGACGGTAAGTATTTTGAGGTCGATGGACCATTGACTAGAGACTCATTCGAGAAAGCCAAGCAATTGAAATGAGCGCGGAAGCAAACGGTTTAACGGGGTGGGTACTAGCAGGGATAGGAGCT